GGAAGAGCTGACCAGAGACGGATTTTGGGAAAGCGATGACGTTATAGTCTGGGGAGGTATTTGAAGATGATGGACCTGAGCATCATGGAAGAAATCCAGAATGAAAAGGCGAAGGAAATCGCTGCAGGCCAGCAGGAACTGGACGATGAAGGTACGAGGATGGCAGAGGAAAAACGAAAAACATTCGACTTGCCTACTAATGCGGTTAAGGTAGACCCGTTGCGGTAAGGAGGGATGCCGATGTTTGATGTTGAGATTGTCACATCAAAAGGTGATGTTGACTGCGGGCCGGCCTGTATGACAATGTTGCTGAGATATTACGGCGAAGAAGTCACACTGGATCAGATGATTGAAGAGTGCGGAATCCGGATCGGCGGATGGACCGGAAAAGATATTCTCCGGGTCGGACGTGCGCACGGGCTGGACATGCAATCGTACCGGATGGACGCTGAGGAGTTGATCCAGCAGGACAGGCCGGGGATAGTCTGGTGGACGTATAACCATTTTGTTGTATTCTGCGGGCAGGATGACAGCGGAAACGTGGTGATCGCCAATCCGAGCCGTGGAAGGTTCTCAATTGATCCAGAGAGCTTCGGGAAACTGTTTTCGGGCATATCCTTCTGGAACGGAGAGCCGGTGCAGGAAATTCAACGGGCAACCAAACCGCTTGCGGAAGGCGAATACTTCCAGCTTAATGGGGATTTATGCAGGGCGATAACGTCCATCGCAAAAGGGGCTATAATGACGCTCAACACCAATTACATCATCACAAGCGTGGAAAAAGAACTTGCCGCGCTCAATCATTAATAAGGAGAAATAGAAATGACTTACGCTATCATCGAATGCGTCAACGGGGCTTTCATCGTCCGTGCTGAAGGTATCAAAACCCTTGAAGCCGCCAAGACACAATATCATTCCCGTTGTCAGACGCTCTGGAACGCCGCTGACGTGAAAACCGCATACTGCATGATTGTGGATACGCAGTTGGATGTTGTGGAAGGGTATAAGGAGTATATCCACCATGACTGATTTCAGGAATTAGTTAGGTACCGACTATTCAGAATTTTAGCAAGAATGCCGAGCTTTACTGAAACCGGCAGGACAACAGGAAGGAGATGAAAGAAATGATTGATAATTCGAAAATGAGCAAACCGGAATACGGGGAAACTCCGGGGGAAATGTGCCTGGTATGCGAAACGCTGCAAAGGGCAAGCGAAATCATTCGGACTGCGGATCAGACCCCGGATGAATCTGTGAAAAAGCCGCTTCTGGACGGCGCACGGGTGATGCTTCAAAATTGCATTGACGCGCTGGACGGACGGCGCACGGACGGACTTGTGATTGATCAGGAGGACGATGACTGATGGAAGAAAAAATCAGTATTGAGTTTTCTGGCGAAGAATTTGATGAAATTCTGAAATATCAGGAAACATTGGGAAACGCAACCGTGCAAACCGCAATTCTGAACGCGATTCGAATTGTATCGGAGGAAAAAGACTGATGAGAAAATTCATTTTCCGGCTCTGCCAGAAGCTTTATTTCAAGAAGCTTCTGCCGTATGCGATATGGTCACCCGTTTATGACAGATGGCACCGGAGGGCTCTTTCTGATGACTGATTCCTAACGCAAACCAACGCTTTTTTAACGCATTCCAAACGTTGCAACGCATATATAGCGCATTAGCGTAACGGCAGCGCATCCGGCTTTGAACCGGTATGAATGGGTTCGACTCCCATATGCGCCGCTTTGCGTTGCAACGAACCTTGTAAAAAAACGGCGTTTTTTCCAAATAACATGATGGAACAAGCGGCATTATGTAAAAAATGCCGCTTTTTTCATACCCATTTTGCAAGGGACAAAAATGTCCTTTGCAAAAACAAATTCGCCTGGAAGGACGGCGGAAAAACCTTCAACGCGTCCAACGTCTGGACGGAAAAGAAAGGACGGTAAACCATGGCACTTTTTAAAAGGGCGGACCTGAAAGCGCAGGGAATGACAGACGAACAGATTGAATGGGTGATGACCGAAGGAAATCGGAGCTTGAGCGCCAATTACACGCTGAACAGCGATGTACAGGGACGCATTGACGAAGCCATGAAGGGCGCACAGCCCGCGCCGGTGGACGTCAAGACTTCCCCTGAATATATGGAAATTCAGCGGGAACGGGACATGCTCCGTGCCATTAGCGGCGATGATTTCCAAGGGGTAAAGCCCAAATTCCGGGAACAGGTGTTTGGTATGCTTCAGACCGGTGATGATGCCCAGCCGGTTTCTGAACAGCTTGCCGGTATCCGGGAGAAGTTCGATGAATACTTTCTGCCGGCAGAACAGCCCGCACCGAAACCGCAATTCGGAAGCCCTGACAAAGGCGCAATGCCGAAGGGCAATGAAGGGATTTCGGATCAACTTTTCAAAGCATGGGGATTCAAAAAATAATTTAGGAGGAAAAAAGAATGCCTTTTGTCAGAACTAATGTAAACTACGCGGCGGATTATGCCCGCGCTTTGGCGCAGGCTTATCCGTATCTTTCCTATTTCGCCGCAATCTGGGCGAGTGAGAACAGTAACCGTTATCGTCCCGGCATGGGAAAAACCATGTATATTCCCACCCTTGAAGTTGGCGGCGCGCGGGATGTAAACCGCAACGCCATTGACGGACAGTTTGCCCGCAACTGGAACAACCAGTGGCAGGCGGTTGAACTTCAGATGGATCGGGAATGGGATACCCTGATTGACCCGATGGATATTGACGAAACGAACGATGTTGCGACCATCTCCAATATTACCCGCGCTTTCAACGAGTTCCAGAAAGTTCCGGAAATGGACGCTTTCATGGCTTCCAAACTGGCGTCTTTCGCTTCCACTTACGGCGGTGTTTCCACGGCGTCCCTTGACGCGTCTTCCATCCTTGGCGAGTGGGACAACGCGATTGCGTACATGACCAACCAGCGGGTAAACCGTGACCGGTGCATTGCGTATTTCACCCCTGCGGCTTATAAGCTTCTGAAACAGGCGTCTGGAATGACCCGGTTTATCGAGGTCACGGACGGAATCCGCAATGTTGACCGCAATATCGCCCGCCTGGACGATGTGACCATCATTGAGGTTCCCGCCGACATGATGAAAACCGCCTACAGTTTCGCGCAGGGATGGGCGGTTGACACTTCCACGGCTCAGCAGATCAATTTCATGATCGTTGACCCGATGGCTGTCGCGGCCCCGATCAAGTACGAAACATCCATGATGAGCGCCCCGACCGCGCAGAGCAAGGGCAAATATCTGTACTATGAGCGGTATTATTACGGCGCGTTTATCCTGAATCAGCGGCAGGCGGGCGTTTACGCGCATCTTGGTGCGGCTCCTTCCATTGGCTCCCTGACCGTAACGTCTACGGCTGGCACTTCTGCGGCGGGTGATACCGTGATCAAGGTGACCGGCAACGGTATTTTCAGTGACGGACAGCCTATGGAAGGTCTGAAGCTGGTTTACAGCGTTAATGACGCGGCTGTGACCGTAACGTACAACGCTGTACCGGACGCGACGAAGACTTGGGCCGAACTGACCAACGGCGCGACCCTTTCCAGCCAGACCGCCGGTAAGTATATTACCGTTGCACTGGTCAACAAGGAAACCGGCAAGTGCGTCAGCGGCGGCAATACAACCCTTGTGGTTAAGACCTGATAGGGGGATAGCATGGGCGTTGTAGACTATGATTTTTATTCCACCGTCTACATGGGAACGGACGCGGATTCCGCGTCCTTCCCTGCCCTTTGCGCCCGTGCTTCCGATGTGATCGGCGCAATGACACGTTGGGCGGTGGATGACTTAACCAAATACCCAGCCAAGATTCAGGAGCTGTACAAAAAAGCGGTGTGCGCTCAGATTGACTTTTTCGCGGTGAACGGCATTGATTCCGTCAGCGAAAGCGGAACCGGGTTCACGGTCGGGAAAGTCCATGTGGACGGCGTGAGCCGGGACAGGAGCGGCGGCGGCGCGATGTCAAACAGCGTTGCGAGCTTGGCTTATATGTATCTGGAACAGACCGGGCTATTGAATCCACAGGTTCCGACCGTGGATAATCCCGGATTTTACGGGTGGTGGTGACATGCTCAGACCGATTCCGGCAAGGATTCTGAGGACAACGGCAACGGTGAAAGCCTGCACGGGAACGGACCGGTACCAGAATCAGACATACGAAACCTACACGGTCAAACGGGTGCACCTGCAGCCCACCAATGAGATTATCAAAAGCACAGACAACACGGATTGTCAGCTCCGGTCTGTGCTGTTTGCTGACAGAAGACACAGCACCGAACTTGACTGGATGGGACTGTTTAAGACAGCCCACACCAACGCCGGTGACGTGCGGGTGATTGTCGGCGGCGTGGAATACACAGTTGCAGCGGTGGATAAGCTGATGGATGACACGGACCAATTTCACCATTGGGAAATTTCCCTTTCATGAGGGGGCGGGAAAATGGCTGTGACCATGGATATTCATCCTGAAAAAATCGTGCTGAAGGTGGAAAGCGCTTGGAATGAAGCGATGACCCCTCTTGCTCAAGAAATTCTGGATGACTGCAACCAATACTGTAAGGAAGATTCCGGGGCGCTGATTGCGTCAAGCTACATCCACAGCGAGCTTTCCAAAGGCCGGCTTATCTGGCAGACCCCATACGCCAAGCGGCAGTATTGGGCAATTCCAACCAGCCTGACGCCGGGGCGCGTGTGGAAATGGTGTCACTATGCCATGAGCCGTCACAAAGCGCAATGGGAACGGCAGGCACAAATCTTGTTGAGGGGCAGACTATGAGAGAAAGCATTATTAACCGCGCTGTTGAAAGCGTTATGGATTTGATTGACGGCATGGGCAACTTTGCGGTGATCAAACGCGGGGCGCTGGGTACGGAGACGGGGCTTTCCTGTGAAATTGGTCCCACAACGCCGGAAACGGTATTTCTGGACAAAAACCAGTATATCCCGGTTGATTTGACGCTGAACGGAAAGCATCCGGATTTGAACGTCCTTTCCGACACGCTGAACGGCATTCACGAAACGCTGACATTTTTGAAAAGCTATCCCTCCGCGGATGACTGGAAAATTGTTGATATCAGCACGGGTACGGAACCGCAGATTATAGAACGTGAGTTCAATAATGTCTGGGTAATGGCGTCCGGGCTGATTGTCAAAATCGAAACAAAGAAGGAGTGAAACAATGGACGCTGTATGGGTCAACGAGCTTTATATCGGCACGTCTAAAACCGGGGATACCTGGACATATGCCAAGCTCTGCAAGGGCATTGAGGGTATGACCTTCAATGAAAATGAGCAGAATCAGCAGTATTTTTTCATGTGCGGCGAAGGGTTTGCCCACAATGAAACCACGGGCGCGGCGCCTGAGCTGGTAATAACCGGACGGCGCGTTGTCGGGGACACGGCGCAGGATTATGTAGCTGGAAAACAGTTTGCGCTTGGCACGGACCGCAACAGTTCTGCCAAGATCATTTCCGGCGGAAAGCAGATCATCTGTGACTGCACGATTGGCAATATTACATCCATGGGCGGAAATTCCCTGGATGTGAACGCCTTTGGCTGCACGATCCGCTTCAACGGGAAACCCACCGTTACGGATGCGGCGTAAACACACACGGGGAAAGGGCGGAACCTTTCCCCGCTTTTTTACGATAAAGGAGAGGAAGACAGATGGCATACAACATGACGCTGAACCGTGTACATGACACGGTGAGAATCCGGGAAGGCCGGGAAATGATCCTGCTTCACGTGGACGTGGACAGCATGAAGCTTGT